GCGGCGCTCACGGCGCTGTCGAGCTTCATCCGGACCCTCTTGGACGACGCGGACGCACCCACGGCCCGCAATACCCTGGGGGCGGCGGCGGCGACCCACTCCCACTTGATCGCAGATCTCCCCGAGGCCAGCGCGGCGCAGTTCCGGAACAAGACCGCGGGACGCGTGCTGACCTCGGACAAGACCTGGGATGCCGCGGCGGCGGTCGCGGTCGCCTACGGTGCGACCGTGACGCTTGATCTCGCGGCGGGCTTCAACTTCGAGATCGGGACGCTCACCGGGACCGTGACCCTGGCGAACCCCTCGAACCTCAAGGTCGGGCAGTCGGGCTTCGTGCGGTTCCAGCAGGACGGAACCGGCGGGCGGACGATCACCTACGGGTCGAACTGGATATTCAGCGGGGGGGATCCAGCGCTTTCGACAGGCGCGAACGCCGTCGATTATCTGTTCTATACGGTCGTCGGCGCGAGCGCGATCGTCGCCAACCTGCTGAAAGACGTGAAGTAATGCTCCCCGGCATGACCCCGTTCATGGCGGCGGTCCCGTTCGCCATGCCGGTCTTCGCGACGGCGCTGTCGGCGACACCCTCGGTCAACTGGCCCGCCGGTGTGCAGTCCGGCGACTTCGCGCTGCTCTTCTCGTCCGCTCGCAAGGGGACGAACAGCAACCCCACTGCCGTAACACCTGGGGGGTTCACGGCGGTCTACAACGAGACCACCGGGCTTGGGAACAACAACACCGGTCGCACGATGGTCTATCGCCGGATCTGCGACGGCTCGGAGACAGGAACCATCACGGCCCTCAACGATGACACTGAGGGGACGATCCTTGTCGTCTATCGGCCGACCAAGCCCATCACGGGTGCGACCGGGTTCGCGCCGAACAAGAACGGCGATGCTGGCAACGTCTCTCCTTTGACGGTCGATCCAACCGGGCAAGCCGCACCGGCGCTCAGCTTCGGGATGCGGCTCAGTCCATCCGGCGGGACCCCTTTGTCGGTCCCCGCTGGGGCGGCGCTCTACGAGACCGCCAACGTGGATGCCGGTGTCTACCTCATGCTCCGGGCTGAGGACCTCCAGATCACCACCTGGGACATCGGCGATAACGGCAACTGGAATGGCCTGTTCGTGGGCGGGATCGCACTGACGATCACCGCCTGATCCGGGCTCCGGTCCGGCCACCGCTAACCCCGCCCCGTCCTACGTGGCGGGGTTTTCCGTAGGAGCACCCCATGACGTCACCCATCGTCGGTCTCTCGATCCGGCGCGAGGCGTTCGAGCCCGCGCCGCCGAGCTACGCCAATATGTCGATCATCGGCCTCTGCGGGCCGACGACGAAAGCCACGAGCGTCACGCAGAACGACTTCGACACCCGGTTCCCGCTCAACACCCCGGTCCTGTTCCAGTCCACCGGCTCGGTCGCGCGGATGATCGACCCGGACAGCGAGATCGGTCGCGCGCTCGCGCTCATCAATGCCCAGATGGCGCGGCTCCAGATGTCCGCGAAGGTGATCCTGGTCCGGACCGCCGTGGGGGTGGATGACGACGCCACGATCGCCAACATCAAGGGCAACGCGGCCTCGTTCACTGGCATCCACGCGTTCAAGAAGGCGGGTCCCGAGGTCGGCTACTATCCTCGGCTCATCGCCTGCCCGGGCTGGACGAAGCAGGTCAAGGTCGGCGCGACCGGCACGGACATCGTCGGCGGCGGCGTGGGCTACGACAGCGTCCCGACGATCTCGCTCTCGGGCGCGGGCTCGGGGACGGGCTTCGCCGCCACTGCGGTCCTGACGGCCGGCGTGGTGACGGCCATCAACATCACGAACCCGGGCTCGGGCTACACGCCGGGGACCTACAATCTGACCTTCACGGGTGGCACGCCCGAGACGCCGGCGAGCGCCACGGTGGACATCGGGATGCTGGCGAACCCGATCGTCGCGGAACTCCCGGGTGTCCTGAACTCCTTCCTGGGGGTCGCCGTCGTGGGCGGCGAGAGCGACAACCGCGACGAGGACGTGGACTTCCGCGAGACGATCAACAGCGAGCGGATCCTCTACGTCTCCCCCACGGTCAACGTCACGGCGTCGGACGGTTCCGTGGTCGAGACCGACTTCGCCCCGGCGGTGCTGGGGATCTTCGTCCGCCGCGACTTCGAATACGAGGGCCGGCCCTTCCGGTCGCCGATGAACCAGCCCGTCTACGGGATCCTCGGGCCGGCGCGGAACATCCCGTTCTCGATCACGGACGGCTCGACCGAGGGTCAGGACCTCCTGGCGCATCAGATCGGTCCGCTGGTCCGTGGCGAGAGCGGGGACGACTTCGCGATCGCCGAGGGCGGGTTCGTCTTCATGGGGTTCGAAGGCTGCGGCGAGGACTTGGTCTGGAGGCAGATCCACAAGGTTCGGGGCCGCG